TTTGATACATCAGTAAATGCATCATCAGGAGAAGTTACATATAGTACGGCAGGAAAACAACCTGCGTGGATTAATTATATGACAAATGTAAATCAATGTAGAGGAAGTTTTGCAGAAAATGGAAGTGGTGGAGATAGTATGTTTATGACACTAAATAGAAGATATGAACAAGGAGCAACGGGAATTGAAGATTTAACAACGTATGTTGATCCAAGTAAGTATAATAATATTTTTGCACAAACTGCGTTAGATAGTCAAAATTTTTGGGTACAGATAAGTAATAAAATTACTGCAAGAAGAAAAATGAGTGCTAAAGTAATACCTAACCTATAAATAAAAAAAGATGTATAAATATAGAAAAGCGAATAAAAGTAGCTTAAAAAGTGTAGAATGTGTAGAAGGTGAACCTATCGAATGGAAGATAGAAAGAATTGTTAGTAATAAAGAACCAATAAGCGATGGAGCGCCTGAAATATTTACGGAACGTAAAGAAGGAGTAAAAAGTGCTTATAATATCCGAACGGATAGATGGGAAATTGCAACAGAAGCTATGAGTAAAGTTGAAGGAAGTATCCAGGCCAAACGAGACGCAAAGGGCAAAATATCGAAAAAAGACGAAGCCAAAGTGATCAAATTGAATGTGGATAAAAAAGAAGATAGCGGAGCTAAGTCAACAGAAGGTACAAGAGGGACTGAAGCGAAGTAAAAAATGAGGGGGGTGTTAAAATCAAGCATCCCCCCTATTTTGAATGGGTGGTACGCATCTGTTCTTATATATCAAGAGGTTAAGATCGCTTTGAAAAGCGCGAAACAGAATAATAATTAATAAATAAAAAATAGAAAATATGAGTGGGTTTAATAGTGATAGTGCAGGGTTTGGAAGCCAATTATTGGGAATGATTGGTGGACACCAGGCAGAAAGAAGAAATTATAGAAATCAAAGAAACTTGATGAATTTGCAAATGGAAAATCAAGCAGGATTAAATAGGCAAGGTCACGACTTGCAGATGGATATGTGGAATAAAACGAATTATGGAGCACAAGTTGGACATATGAAAAATGCAGGGTTAAACCCAGCGTTAATGTACAAAGGTGCAGGTGCAGGTGGAACGACAGGGAGTCAAGGTGGTGGAAGTGCTTCGATGGGAAGCAGTCAGCAGGGTAGAGTAATGGATATGAGCAATTTGTTAATGGGAGCACAAGTAGAAAAATTGAGAGCTGAAACTAATAACTTAAGAAAGGATACAGATAAAAAAGGTGAGGAATTAAACAATTTAATTAAAACAGGAAATTTAATAGATGCTCAAAAAATCAAAACAATAAACGAAGGTGAATTAAAAGCATTTGAAGCAGAGATAGCAGGAATAGATGCGAAATGGTTGAAAGATAACAACTTATCAACGATGAGTATAAAAGAGCTAAAGCTAATAAATGAAGCAACAGGTGGAAGTTTAGGAGAATTAATGACATTAATAACAGATAAAGTTGATGCGGTAATAGAATTTGGAAAAGACCCAATAGGTAGTATGAAAAAGGGATTAGATAAGAGTATGGATACAGCAGAAGATATAATAAATGATGCTTATCAAAGAATGTTAGAAACGAAAAGGAAATAAAATGTGTTTGTATCCAAAGCTGATACAGAACAGAAAATACCTAAAGAATAAGAAAAATGGGGGGGTGATCCCCCCTATTAAAGACAAACGGGTATTAATGGTACCCGTAGGTTGTGGAAAATGTATAGAGTGTAAAAAACAAAAAGCAAGGAATTGGCAAGTAAGACTACAAGAGGATATCCGAGTTAATGCGAACTCTAAGTTTATAACTTTAACGTTCACAGAACTCGAATTGCAGAAAATAGATAACGAGATAAAAGGATTAAGTGGATATGATAGAGATAATGAAATATGTAGAATAGCAGTAAGAAGATATACAGAAAGATGGAGAAAAAAATATGGAAAGACACTGAGGCACTGGTTAGTGACAGAATTGGGACACCAGAACACAGAAAGAGTGCATATGCATGGTATTGTGTGGACAGACAAAGTGAAAGATATACAGGAGATATGGAAATATGGAAAAGTGTGGATTGGGGATTATGTAAGTGCGAAAACGATAAACTATATAGTGAAATATGTAAATAAAACAGATGAGGTACATAAAATGTATAATAGTAAAATATTTACGAGTAAAGGAATAGGAAGTAAGTATTTAGAAAGAAGAGATAGTACAAGAAACAAGTATAAAAAAAAGGAAACAATAGAAACATATAAAACAAGGGAAGGAATAGAACTTGCGTTGCCAGTGTATTATAGAAATAAAATCTATAACGAAGAGCAGAGAGAAGCTCTCTGGTTAGAAAAATTAGATAAGGAGGAGAGATATGTATGCGGAGTTAAAGTGGATATAAGCAACGGAGAAGAAGAATACTTTAAATTGCTTAAAGTAATGAGAGAAAAAAATAAAAGATTAGGGTACGGAGATGATGAGAAAAATTGGGAATTAAAAAGGTATGAAAATAATAGAAGATACCTAAAAAAGATAGAAAGATTGGAGAAATTATATGGAGTAGAGATTGACCAGGCTAATAAAGTAGGGGCAGAGAAAATAACGAGTTAAAAAAAAAAGTGTATATTAGATAAAAAATAGTTACAAATGTAAACTATTAAGGGTCGAAAAAATTGATTTAACTGTATATAAATTATAGTTCAAATAGAGGTACAAAATGTTACAGATATAACAAAATAAGAACGTTAACATAAATATATAAAAAATGGAAATAAGAATAGACTGTGAATTAATAAAGTTAGAACAAAAAAAATTTAAAGAATTTAAAAATAATATAAACACGGGCAGAGCTTCAGGCACAAGACCTGGAGCTTTACCCTTAAAAAAAGAAATATGAGTTACAATAAACAACAGTACGAACATTTACAAAAATGGAAAAAGGAAAGGAGGAAACATGAGAGACCGATATGGAGCACCGAAAGTATGTATGTAGATACAGAAACAGGTGAAATAATACTAAAAAGAAGATTAGAAAACGGAGAGTACATTAAATTAAGAAGTTCAACTAAATACAAAACAAATGAAAGACACAAAATTAAAACAATCACAAGTGAATGCAGAAAAAACCCTCAGCAAAGACTCTGGGACTTCTGAAAATGAAACAATAAAAAGGGAAGAAATAAAAAATAGTCCTTTTCATGTAATAACAATTGAAGGTCAAAGCTTCGGAGTAATGGGCGATTATAGATTAACAGAAAAATCGGCGAGTGCTAGTGAGGTGAAGGAAGAACTAAGTAAAATAACATGGAATCGAATAGTACAAGTGATAATGCTATTAGATGAAGTAAAAAGTAAAATTAACAATAAAATTAAAAAAGAAATATGAAAACAGAAATTGGAGGCGATAGACTCGGCTCAGGAAATAAACAAGAAGTAAGCTTAAGAAATTATGAAAGAAGTACGCATGATCTAGGGTATATATGGAGATCAAGTATGGCATCAGGAACATTAGTGCCATTTATGAGTGAAGTAGCGTTACCGGGAGATAGCTTTGATATAGATTTAGAGTGTGATGTAAAAACGCTACCAACAGTAGGACCGTTATTCGGAAGTTATAAAGTACAACTGGATGTGTTCCAGTGTCCAGTAAGATTATATAATGGGAAATTACATATGAATATGTTGAATATTGGTATGGATATGAGTCAGATATTGTTACCACAATTAGGAATACATAGTCCAAATTATGATGCGAGTAAAGGAGATAATCAACAAATAAATAGTAGTAGTATATATAGCTATTTAAATATAAGAGGTGTAGGTAGAAATACATCAGGAAGTTTCGGATTTAGAGAATTTAATGCAGTACCCTACTTAGGATATTGGGATATATATAAAAATTACTATGCGAATAAACAAGAAGAAAGAGGATATGTAATACATGCGGCAGATTTAGACAACAAATTTACAATAGCAGGACCAGGAAATGCGACAATACAAGTTGCAGGACCAGATACAGATGTAACATACGATATTATAAATTCAGCATTAGTTAATACAAGTGCACAAAGTGGATCACTGCCAACAGTAATAGCAACATTTAACTGTAGTTGGAATAATGCAGGAGCACAATATGGAGAACCAGATGTAGATAATATATTAGTAAATATAGGTAGTTCAACAGATGTACAGGTAAGTAGTATATTTAATGATGTATCAGTAATTGCAAATAGTACAGGATATACAGTAACCTATACAAATTATATAGGACTAAATGACAGTGCAAGTTGGGCATTAGATAGTGGAACAATAAAAAACACACTAAATGAAGGAGAAGGTGAGCCACAGTTAACAGAATTTCCGTTAGATAATATTGATGATATGAGAATGGATATTCTGGAAGCAGTAAGAGATACAACGGCATTTCAAATTAGTAAAAATAGTGAATCACCATACGGGTTAGGATTAGAATATACATACGCTGGGGGAGTAATGAGTGATGTAAAAGCTACGGCAAGTCAAGAAGGTTTAGGAATTAAAACATATCAAAGTGATTTATTTAATAACTGGATTAGTACAGAATGGATTGATGGAAGTAACGGAATTAATGAAGTAACAGCAGTAAGTACCGCAGGAGATGAGTTTACAATAGACAGTTTAAACTTAGCAAATAAGGTATATAATATGTTAAATAGAATTGCTATTAGTGGAGGAAGTTATGACGATTGGTTAGATGCAGTATATACGCATGAAAGAGCGAAAAGTTGTGAAAATCCGATATATCATGGATCATTAATAAAAGAATTAGGATTTGAAGAAGTTGTAAGTAATACAGATACAAAAACACCTGATTCGAGTGGAAGATTAACAGTAGAACAACCATTGGGAACGCTAGCAGGTAGAGGAAGATTAACAGGTAAAAACAAAGGTGGTAAAATTAAAATTAAAGTTGATGAGCCTAGTTACATAATTGGAATAGCAAGTTTAACACCAAGAATTGATTATAGTCAGGGGAATAAATGGGATACAAATCTAAAAACAATGAATGATCTACATAAACCTGCATTAGATGCTATAGGATATCAAGATTTAATTACAGATCAAATGGCATGGTTTGATACATCAGTAAATGCATCATCAGGAGAAGTTACATATAGTACGGCAGGAAAACAACCTGCGTGGATTAATTATATGACAAATGTAAATCAATGTAGAGGAAGTTTTGCAGAAAATGGA